TGGCGCGACTGGGTCGAGGAAGCCGATGCGGCGGGCCAGACCGACTTCTATGGCCTGCAGGCGCTGGCCTGCCGGGCGATGCTCGAAGGCGGCGAATGTCTGATTCGGCTGCGGCCGCGCCGCCCGGAGGATGGCCTGTCCGTGCCCTTGCAGCTTCAACTGCTGGAGCCGGAACACCTGCCGATTTCGCTGAACACCGATCTGCCGTCCGGCAATGTCGTGCGCTCGGGCATCGAGTTCGATGCGATGGGTCGGCGTGTGGCCTACCACCTGTACCGCTCGCACCCCGAGGACGGTCGGCTCGCGCCGATGTCCGGCCAAGGCGGGATGGACACGGTGCGCGTCGATGCACGCGAAGTGATCCACCTCTACCGCGTGCTGCGCCCGGGCCAGATTCGCGGCGAACCGTGGCTGTCGCGTGCCCTCGTCAAGTTGAACGAACTCGACCAATACGACGACGCCGAGCTGGTACGCAAGAAAACCGCTGCGATGTTCGCGGGCTTCGTCACGCGCGCCAACCCGGAGGACAACCTGATGGGCGAAGGCGCTGCTGACGACAGCGGTATCGCACTCGCGGGGCTGGAGCCCGGCACCTTGCAAATTCTGGAGCCGGGCGAGGACATCAAGTTCTCCGATCCGGCAGATGTCGGCGGTTCGTACTCGGAATTCCTGCGCACCCAGTTCCGCGCGGTCGCAGCCGCCTTGGGCGTCACCTACGAGCAACTGACGGGCGACCTGACCGGCGTGAACTACTCGTCCATCCGGGCGGGAATGCTGGAGTTCCGCCGCCGCTGCGAAATGGTGCAGCACGGGGTGCTGGTGCATCAGATGTGCCGCCCGGTGTGGGCGGCGTGGATGAAGCAGGCCGTGCTCGCGGGCGCGCTCGATGCGCCAGGCTTCGCGCGCGGCAGCGCGGCGCGCCGTCGCCAGTACCTGCAGGTGAAGTGGATTCCACAGGGCTGGCAGTGGGTCGATCCGGAGAAGGAGTTCAAGGCGATGCTGATGGCCATCCGTGCGGGATTGATGTCCCGCTCGGAAGCCATCTCGGCCTTCGGCTACGACGCCGAGGACGTCGACCGCGAAATCGCCGCCGACAACAAGCGCGCCGACGACCTCGGACTGATTTTCGATTCCGACCCCCGCTACACGTCCAAGGACGGGGGCAGCGCCGAGCCCAACCGCAGCGCGGTCGCCACCGACGCCTCCGAGACATCCGGCAGCACGCCGACTGCCTGAAGGATTTCCCATGACCTTGCTGCCGCATCTGGCGGCGCGCCTCTTTGGCGTGCCGCTGGCCATCCATCGCCCAAAACTTGACGTGATCCTGGCCGTGCTCGGGCCCCGGGTCGGCCTTGCCGAGCTGACCGCCGCGCCCGGCTTCACACCGCCTTCACGCGCCGCACCCGGATCACCCACCGGCGTGGCGATCATTCCGATCCACGGCACGCTCGTGCGCCGCACCGTAGGGCTGGAAGCCGAGTCGGGCCTGACCAGCTACGCGGGCCTGACCGCGCAACTGGANGCCGCCATCGGCAATCCGGNGGTGTCGGCCATCCTGCTCGACATCGATTCGCCGGGTGGCGAGTCGGGNGGNGTGTTCGATCTGGCCGACCGCATCCGNGCNGCCAGCCAGATCAAGCCGGTTTGGGCCGTGGCCAANGACATGGCCTTCTCGGCCGCCTACGCGCTGGCGTCCGCNGCCAGCCGGGTGTTCGTNTCGCGCACCGGNGGTGTCGGNTCGATTGGCGTNATNGCNATGCACGTCGACCAGTCNGAGAAGGACGCNCAGGACGGCGTTCACTACACCGCCGTGTTCGCGGGCGACCGCAAGAACGATCTCAACCCGCACGAGCCGATCTCCAGCGAAGCCCACGCCTTCCTCAAGGCCGAGGTGGGTCGCATCTACGGCCTGTTCGTCGAAACGGTGGCCCGCCACCGTGGGCTGGAGCCGTCCGCCGTGCGCGACACCGAAGCCGGGCTGTTCTTCGGGCAGGCCGCCGTGGCGATGGGCCTCGCCGACGCCGTCGGCACCTTCGACGACGCGCTGACCCAGCTGCTCGCATCCGTTTCCCCCAACCCGACTCCGATCGCTTCGGCCAGGCGGGCGGGCTCTTTCTGCAACCACCCCCAGGAGTCATTGATGAATGATCGAACCGACCCCGCTGCTCTTGATCGGCCTACTGCTGATCCTGCTGGCAGTTCTGCTCAATCGCCCGCCGCCACGTTGAGCGTGGCCGATGCCGTTGAGATCGCGCAGACCTGCCAGCTTGCCGGTCGCGGCGACCTGATCGCGGGCTTTCTCGAAACCAACACCGCGCCCGCCAAGGTGCGCAGCCAGCTGCTCTCGGCCAAGGCCGATGCCAGCCCGGAAATCGTCAGCCGCATCGCGCCTGACGCCACCCGTCCCGCGCCCAGCAATCCGCTGATCGACGCCGCGAAGAACCTCGCGGCGCAGTCGTCCGCAATGAAGAAGGAGATCTGAAATGCCCACTGTATTCACCGAGGCCATGAACCTGGGCGACCTGCTCAAGTTCGAAGCGCCCAACCTCTATTCACGTGACCGCGCGACCGTCGCCTCCGGCCAAAACCTGCCTCTGGGCACGGTCGTCGGCATCGTGACCGCCACCGGCAAGGTCAAGCAGTTCGACCCGTCCGCCGAGGATGGCACGCAGGTCGCGGCAGGGGTGCTGCTCCAGCCCTGCGATGCAAGCGCCGCCGACCGCACCGACGGCCTGCTCGTCACCCGTCACGCCATCGTCTCCGATCACGCGCTCGCGTGGCCCGAGGCGATCACCTCCGCCGAGCAACTGGCGGCCATTGCCCAGCTCAAGGCGCTGGGCGTCCTCGTCCGCCAAGGAGTCTGACCATGCAGAACATCTTCGAGAATCCAGCGTTTTCGATGTCGGCGCTGACGGCCGCCATCAACATCCTGCCCAACAACTACGACCGACTGGCCCAGATGGGGCTGTTCGTCGACCGCCCACAGCGCTTTCGCTCGATCATCGTCGAGCAGCAGAACGGCGTGCTGACCCTGTTGCCGACGATGCCCGTGGGCTCGCCCGGCACCGTGGGCGTGCGCGGCCAGCGCAACGTGCGCTCGTTCCACATCCCGCACATCCCGCACGACGACGTGGTACTGCCCGAGGAAGTGCAAGGCATTCGCGCCTTTGGCTCGGAGACGGAGCTGCAGACGGTGGCCGGCGTGATGGCGCAGCACCTGCAGACGATGCGCAACAAGCACGCGATCACCCTGGAGCACCTGCGCTTCGGCGCGCTCAAGGGGCTGATCCTCGATGCCGACGGCAGCGTGATCTACAACCTCTTCACGGAGTTCGGCATCACGCCGCAGACCTTTGCGTGGGACATCGCCGCGCACGACAGCGGTTTCGACGTCGGCAAGGCCTGCCGCGATCTGCTGCGCTACGTCGAGGACAACCTGCAGGGCGAGCGGATGACCGGCATCCACGTCCTGGTCGGCAAGGACTTCTTCGAAGCGCTCACGACGCACGACGACGTCATCGCGGCCTACGAGCGCTGGCAGGACGGTCAGGCGCTGCGCACCGATATGCGTTCCGGCTTCACCTTCTGCGGCATCACCTTCGAGGAGCATCGCGGCCGTGCGACCGCGCCCGGTGGCACCGTGCGCCGCTTCGTCGAGGAGGACGAAGGCCACGCCTTCCCGCTGGGCACGATGGACACCTTCGCCACCTACTACGCGCCCGCCGACTTCAACGAGACGGCCAACACATGGCGCTGCCNCTCTACGCCAAGCAGGAACCGCGCAAGTTCGACCGGGGCACCGACCTGCACACGCAGGCCAANCCGCTGCCGCTGTGCCACCGCCCNCAGTTGCTGGTNAAGCTGACGGTGGCGTGATGGCCCTGATCGAGCGTCTGTACCAGTCGGCCGCCAATGCAGGCCTGACGGTGCGCTGCCGCTGGGTACCTGCGGGTGGCGGGCCCGCCCGAACGCAGCAGGTCGGGTTTTCCGCGCCGGACGACACCGTGTTCGACGGCCTGGCCTTGAACACCGACTACGCGATCACCTATGCGGCGTCGGTGTTCGTAGGCCTCGCGGCGCGCGACACCGTGGTGATCGGCAGCGTGACCTACCAGGTGCGCGATGTCCGGGCCGTGGCCGACGGCTCGGAGATGCGCGCCAAGCTCACAAGGCTCTGACCGATGGCTGCCAACTCGATCCGCGAACAGATTCTGCTCGCGGTGCTGGAGGCTGTCCGCGCGCCAGTGGAATCGCTCGGGGCCACGCTGCACCGCTCGCCCACGGTGGCCATCAGTAGGGAGCAATCCCCGGCGCTGGTGTTGTTTCCCGAAGCCGAGCAGATCACCGAGCGCGCGAACGACCGCGTCACGCGCGAGCTCACCGTGCGCCTCGTGGCGCTGGCCCGGGCGGTACCCCCTGCGATCCCCGAGACCGAAGCCGACCGGCTGCTGACCGCAGCCCACGCCGCGCTCTTGGCCGACCGGAATCTGGGTGGCCTCGCCTTGGGCATCCGCGAACTGGACTGCGAATGGGACGTCGAGGACGCCGACGCGGTCGCCGCCTCGATTCCGGCGCGCTACGCGATCACCTACCGCACGCTCGACACCGACCTATCAAGCAAGGGATGACCCCCATGACCCACATCGTCTTGAACCGCCCGCACACCCACGCGGGCCGAGCCTGCCAAGCGTGCGAACGGCTGGACGTGGATGCCGCTACCGC